GTCCTCGGCCAGCTTCTTGACCTGAGCGGTTGCCTTTCGCTCGACCAGCTCGAGTTCCTTGGCGAATGGTTTCGAAGCCAGGCCTTCCACCAAGTCGCGAAAGATGTTGGTGAACTTCGCGTTCTCGCGCCGGTACTTGTAGTCGGCGTCGCTCTCCTTCGGGAACTGCGGCAGGTATTTCGCAGCCTTCCGCATCGCATCGGCACCGGCGAGGATGGTGTCAACCATCGCCCAATAGGGCGCCATAGCGGTGTAATCGCTCGACGGCGTGTCAGGAGTGAGTTCTGCCATATCAATTCCCATATGTGCCGAAGAGTGGGTGCGGTGCAGCCGGTGGCGGGTCAACGAATGTGAGCATTAGCCCATCCGCATGGTCAGGGCTGGCGATGCCGCGGCGCGCCAGCGCCTCTTTCTTCTCGATCACGATCTTGCCGCGCTCGTTCCGCCCCCACTTCACAAGGGACAGTTGCAGGCAGAGCGCATCGCTTTCCTTGTCGCCGGACGGCAGGGCGAGCAAATCCGTCACGGGATGCTCGATCCCGCCGGTCTTGCCCTCAAGGAACAGAACGTGTTCGTGCGTCCGCTGCAGCGCAGTGCGGCAGAGCCACCAGATTTCCGCCTTCAGGTTGCCGAATATCTCCTCGGACGTCCGATTATCCGGCCACACCCGCTTACTCGGCGGCATGCCCGTATTGACCGGGACGACCGCGAGACCCGTTGCCGGATTCTTCATCAGTGTCGAAGAAACGCCAGCACCAACGCCGGGGGCGTCGAAGTTCAACCGATCGGCGCCGCACTCCTTTGCAACGGCGATGCCCCAATGCGCCGTTTCTGTCGTATCCGGGTCGCCGCGCGACCGGGGCGGATCAACGACTGCGCCGCGGCGAGGAACAGCCACGGACTTCGCCTTGCCGGCGCCAACGTCGAGGCCGACAACCCCAGCACTGGATGCCTTAAGGCGAGGCTCTAGCCTCTGGAGGCGCTTTGCACTCTCCACCCACAGCGCCGGGATGCAGATGCCCTCAACCGAGGCCGTGTAATCGATGTCGTATTCCGACGCCCAGGTCGTCGGATCGGAGAAACTGGCCTGCTTGGCCTGCGCCCATTCTTCAGTCTTGCGCGGATCATCGCGCCAGTGGAGACGCGCGATCTGATGTGGCTTCATGATCGAATGGCGCTTGCGGGCGAATAAGTTGCCCATGCCATTGACCGATGACACCCAGAGCACGCAGTCAGTGTTACCCGATAGCGCCTTCTCAACCGTCTCAGCGTTCGGGACGAAAGCCGCCTCGTCAACCACGTAGAGCGACGAGCGCCCGCCTCGGCCCATATCCTCGCCACCCTCGCCCGAGATCACCGATCCGGTGGCCGGGTTGACGATGCGCATGTAGTTGTCGTGCTGCGCCCAATTGAAGCCTTCGGGCAGTAACTCGACCGGCTGGCGCCGAAGCATGATCCGTAGCTTGGCGAAGATGCTGTCCGGGTTGTCCTTCTTGTCGACGTAATCGACCTTGCGGGAGCCGAACGTCGTCTTGAAGCCGGGAACGAATAGCCACTGATGCAGAGCAAAGCCGGCCGTCAGGTAGGTGGCGCCGGTGTCGCGGCTCTTCTCGATCAGACCTTCTTCGCCGGCATCGACCAGGTCAGCCATCCAAAGGATGATCTCGCGCTGCTTCGGCCAAAGATTGAACTGGACATATGGGCTCTTGCGGGAGCCATCCGGGTTCCGTTCCTTCGTCAGGCGTGGGTCATAGGTCCAGACGTAGTTGTCGAACCAGTAGAGGACGTCGGCGGCGCACCGCTTACGTTCGACTTCCCATCCGCCGGCCCGGCGCTCAATCTCCCGTTTCTGCCGCTGCCCCTGTATCGCCTCCGACAAGCCCGAGCTTCTGGAGAACGGGGTATGCTGCTTCAAGAGCGGCAAGTTCATCGTCTGTCAGGCCATCCAGATGTTGGGGCGTGATGGTAATCACCTGCACGGTGCCGCTGAGCCGGCGGTTCTCGACGCCCAGGCCGAATAGCTTGGCCTTGCCCATTGTGGCGGAGACCGCAGCCGACGACTGCTTCTCGGTGATCGCGATCTTGCGGGCTTCCTCGAGCTCGTTGGCGAGGCTCTCGACCGTCACCTCGACCTTTTTGGCGATCTTCCCCTGCGCCTTCGATATCGCCGCAGCTATGTCAGGTTTTGAAAGGTTTTCGGACCCGACACTGCGCGCCGTCTTCTCGCTATACCCCGCGCGTATCGCTGCCTGGGTAGCGTTCAGATCTATGAGATATTCCGCGACGAAGCGCTGCTGCTTGTCGGTCAGCGCCATGGTGGCTTCCTGCTTTCTGATTCGCTGCCCATATCGATGCCCTCCGCAGAGGGAATGGAGATAGGCATTGCCCCCACGCCGGAGCGCAGGGGCTGATTGACTTCTCGGATGGTCAGGCCCGAATGTGCGGATCGATGTGCGAGTAGCTGTCGGCGGCGAAGCGCCAGGTGGTCAGCGGCTGGTTCGAACGGGTGTAAGCGAGATCAAATGGAGCATCGCCGGGCTTGGGCACGGCTTCGCGCTCCGGATTGACCGCGGCGACCTTCATGAGGTCGGGCGCGCCATAGCCCGGCGGCTCGAAGGTCAGGTTGTAGATGCCGATGTCACGATCGGCGGCGGCCGAAGCCGGAGCGATCGCGAAGAAGGCAGCCGCAAGCATGGCGAGGCCGCCGAAGAACAGACTTCGGAAGGTTCGAACCATCAGGGTTCCTTTCGGTTGGGGTGCCGCGATTACCCGCGCGGCCGGGAAATGGTTGCAGGGGCACGATTCGAACGTGCGGCCTCTTGGTTATGAGCCAAGCGAGCTACCGGACTGCTCTACCCTGCTGAAACTGAATTGCCGGGCTACCCTCCCGGCTGGCCGCTGGTACCGGATATCTGTCCGGCTCGCTCAAAGTCGGGGCGCAGCGGCTTCCCCTTGGATTTCTAGGCGGCCTTGCGCTGCCCTGGCATGGGCTCCAGCATGTCCCGTCTGTGGGTCGGCTTGGCGTCCTCGGCCATCCAGTGTGTAACTGTGGCCAGGTTATCCAAATCTATACGCTGATTTGGCATCATTGGCACCACCCTCGACCAGCTAGGGCCTTGTAACGATTGAGCATTTTTAAGAATTTTCCGCGCAACGCGTTCGAATGCATCGTCTAGGCGGCGCTCTGCCGTACTACGCGAACGGCCGGTTTTCTTGCAGAACTGCCGGAATGAACCAGCCAGACGCGGGGCCGCCATGCACATTGACCAGTTGCCGAGCAGGATGCGGCTTTCATCATCGCCGGCATAGTCGATCAGCCAACCGTACATCACCTCTTCGGCTCGCGATATGGCCTTGCTTGATGGGCGATAGGGCACGCGGTTGCCGTTGATGCCATAGCCGGGATGATGACCGCCGACGCCGACGGTCTCTACCTGGATCGCCGGCCACAACGAACGGACCTTTGCCGGTCGCAATTGCCCAACGTCCATGTGCGCGATGGTATCGGCCGCCTCGATGAAGCGTGCCTTCACGATGGTGATCAGATCGGCGATCGCTGCGGCTTCGGCATAGTCAAACGGCAAGGCGTTGCTCCGGTTCATGCAGCCACCTGCTCGTCAAGCCATGCCCAGCAGTGGCCGGTGTTGATTGCAGACACCAATTGCGGCGACACGCCAAATTCGGAAGCTATATCTTTCTGGCGCCTGCCATTCTTAAGCTGTTGCTTGATAGCCAAAGCATCGGCCTGCGTGATCCTCGCCAAAGACGCGGCTTCGCCACGGGTGCTTCGGCCATGCCTGACCTTGTCCTCTCCATTTTCCTTTCTGGTCGCCCAACGAAGGTGCTGCGGATGGATGCAGCCACCGTGGCCATTGCCACACCCATGCGCGGTTTCATGCGCGGGTGTCGGTGCCTCGCCGTGGGCGACAATGCACATGACCATAGCGCCAGAAGTACTAACCCCATTGCGCACTACCGACGCGTAGCCCTTATCGTCTCGGTGAAATGGCCAGATTAGGCAATCAGCGCCGACGTGCCCGACATGCGCGTAAAGCCAAGCCATCGGTTCACCATTTTTCGCGCGCCTCTGGATAGGACGATGCTCTTGGACATCCCCTAAGCGTTGAAGGCGACCGTTGTGGGCGATGCAATAACCGTTTTGATATTTGTCTCGGTCGCAGTTGGGGACCATGCATTTCATGCCGCTTCCTCTCCAAACAAGTCGCGATCGACAGGGGTGGTCATTTTATCTTCTAAGGCCTTGAAAAGATAGGCGCGTAGGGTCGCGCGCACCGGCCATGGGCGTCTTAGAACTGCCGCCCGACGCATGGCCCCCAAGTCGATTTTGTCAAATGCAGCCAAGAGGTCCGACGGCCGGTCCAGCGCCCAATCTGGCTTTTGCGC